GATTATAGAATGTTTTTGTCACGGAAAAATAGTATAATTATCACATCACACAAGTTCAATAGTATATCATCATCAATAGGAAATACAACTCGAGCACGGAAGTAGGATGCTAAACCTTGCACCACTGGGCAATAGAGTGGGTGTTCTCTATTACTTATATAATAAAAATATTTTTTTAAATTAAAAAAAATTGATTTTTTGATTTAACTTTTCTTAAAAAATTACATAAACAATGAGTCTTGAGTTAGTAAATAATCTATTAGAATTAGCACAAAAGAATATGAGCGAGGGTGATTATCTTGAAGTTGCTAATTTATTGAAAGAGAAATATAAGATTATCGACGAGGTTGAATACGAAACTATAATTTTAGAATCACCTATTGAATTTTTTACAACGGATGAACATTTATTTACAGTAAAAGGATTTAAATATAGAAAATGTTTGAAAGAACATTTACATTATAAAAATATATTGGGACGTTATATATTACAAATTCAAGAAGAAAAATATTATATAAAAGATTGTGATATTTTTCATTTTATTGATACAATTATTGAAAATCAACTACTTCGAGATTTAATTATAAAGAATTCTTTTTATGGTATTCATAAAATTTTTTTTGTTAATAAATATATAAGGCATTACAAAAGTCTTAATAGAGACGAAGATGATGATTATGAAGAAGATGTAGATCAATGCTGTGAAATATTTGATAGTTATATAAAACCTCAATTTACAAATATATGTTATAATACAATTAAACAAACAATTATGAGATTTTTTAGAACAATGTAAATACAAATTTTTATTTTAATCCTGTAATGGATTAAAATAATTAAAAAGAGTAAAAGAGTAAAAGTGTAAAAAATAAAATTGATTTAAGAATTTATAATATAATATAAAATAAAATGACCGGCCAAAATAATTTTATTAATACTGATATTATAGAAAATGTTATTGTTCATCAAAATGATGACTCTTTAATTATAGAAAATAATCTTTTAAATAATTTTTCTGATGATAAGATTAATAGTTTTAAGATACAAAATTCTATAACTTTCAATGAAAATGTCAATATTAAGTATTTAGAAAAGATTGTGAAACATTTTGACGATGTATATCCATTCATTGGTAAAATAAAAGACCATAAGAAAGGATATAAGGAAATTAAAGATAAAAAGACTGTATTAACTATGTTAGAAAAAAGATTGAAACATGGTAATGAATTTACTTATAAAACTACTGGTGGTAGAATGATTCCTAATGGATACAGTTGTTGTTTTATGAATAAAATACTTCGTCATACAATTGCAAGTGAATCTAATATTGACATTGATGTTGATAATTGTCATCCTGTCATTTTGTCATGGTATTGTAAAGTCAAAAAATGGGATTGTAAACATTTAGATGATTATGTTCAAAACCGTGAAAAGATTTTACAAGATACAATGAATCATTATGAAATATCACGTGATGATGCAAAAACAAAGATTCTATCATTAATAAATAATGAGAATGATGGTTACAATAATGATAGTCCATTATATAATCTATATCAAGAGTTATTAACATTACAAGATAATGTTTCTAATTTTAGAAAAGATATATTTAATAAGTGTAAAAGAAAAGACTCTCATAATCCTAAAGGTAAATGTATGGCTTTATTTTTACAAGAAGTTGAAAATAAGATATGTCAATGTATGATTGAATGTTGTAAAAATAATAACATACAAATCACTGCTCCTTGCTATGATGGTATTCTTATTTCTAAAGATAATTTTACTGATGATCTTTTAAATAAAATTGAATTATATATTTATGATACTTTGGATATTAAAGTTTCATTAAGCACGAAGGAAATGAATAAAGGATTAAATAATAAATTGAATGAATATCCTGAGGAAGAAGAAGATGTTTATGATGATGATTTTGATTTAGATTCTATATCTGAAATGACTATGGGAACAAAAATTATAGAACAAATGATTAGAGATAAAAATATATTCTATGATGAGTATCAAGATACAGTTTATTACTACAATGATGATGAAAAATTATATTTAAAATATAAAAAAGAAAATTTAATTGCTCATATTTATGATTATGGTAAACAATATTTAATTGATATTGATATTTATTATAAAAAATTTGATAAGTTGGCTCCTTATATAATTAAAGCAATTATTAAAGTTAAAAATAGTATTAGTAGCACTGGTGGTCAAAGAGCTATTTTATCTCAAATTGTTGCAAGATTACCAAGAAATCATAAATTTATTCAAGAAAATTTTAATCAAAAACCTTATCTATTACCAATACGTGATAATAAAGTAATTGATTTTAGAACTGATACTATTAGAGGTAGACAAAGAGAAGATTATTTTACATATTTCGTTGATACTACTTATGATAAAAATGTAAATATTGAAGAAGGTAAAAAGTTAATTTCTCAATATCTCATAAAAAAGGATAAAGTTTTAGATGAAGATGACTATGATCATATTGAATGTTTTTGTATGAATCTTGGATATTTCGCTACTAATTACAATAATCAAAAAAGTATAACTTTATTTCATGGAGTTACAGATAGTGGTAAATCTTCTTTAACAAATAAAATTAAACCTGCCTATGGTGATTTTTTACAAGAAGTTAGTGATAATGTTTTTAAACAACATGTTTCAAGTGCTCATCAAAGTATGTTATTTCCATTAGAAGGTAAAAGAATTGGTTTTAGTAGTGAAATGGAGAAAGGTCAAAAACCTAATGAAGGTTTTATGAAAGCTGTATCTGGTAATGATTCTAAAGTAAGTGCTCGTAAAGCCTGTGCTCCTGATGAAGTTAAATTAAATTTAAATTTTAAAGTTTTAGTTCCTACTAATCATATATTTTCTTCTGATGATGATGCATTTCTTGGTAGATTAAAAATTTTCAGTTTTGTTAATAAGTTTAAAAAAAATGATGATTTTGATATGGATTATGATTTTCCAAGTCTTGTATACAAGTATGCTCACTTATTTATAAAAAATGGAAAAAAGATTAAATGGTCTAAACAAGTTCAACATTCTACTTCATTAGAAATTGATAATAATAATAATGCTAAAACATTTTTCAAAGAATTTTATACTGTTACTGATTATGATGTTCCTGTTAAGGATAGAATAAAAAGAGATGATGTTTATAAAAAATATATTAATTATTGTTTTGATAATAATGAAAAGAAATTTGGTAAAAATACTTTTTATGAACATATCAATAATTGCGATTGTAGAATTAGAGTTTATAAAAAATTATATTATTACAATGTTAAAATGAATGATGATTATGTTGAACAACCTAAAAATATTATAACTGAAGATATTGAAGAAGAAGATGAATATGAAAAACTACTTTTACAAGATGAATAAAATTGAATTTGTTTTTTAAAAGTTAAATGACTTTTAAAAAATGGATACGGATATTGTTTCACAAGTTGATAATTGGATTGTTGGTAAATTCTTTTTCAAATATCATGGATTTGATGATGATAGTAATCCAATTGTCTTTGGTTTTATAAATATGAAAAATGATTATGATTATTGGTTTAACATGTTAGAAAGTAATTATGTTAAGAATAATTATAAATTATCTACTTACATAAGACATAATTTAGATTTAATTTATTATGAAGGAGAGTTAGAAAGGATTAATAAAATCAAAGAAAAACACTATGGTAAAAATTGGTTTCGTAAAAAAGTTGTTGTCTGTAAATGTAATATTTTTAAAATTGATAAATGCAAATGTAAATAATTTTTTTAAACCTACTTTACAGGTTTAAAAAACACATAGTTAGTCTTATTTTTAGAGTAAATTTTGAAAATACTCTTTTTTAAATTTTAACCTGGTTTTGTGGTTAAAATGATAAAGGTGAAAGGGGTAAAGTTTGAGAGAATCCTTTAAAAAATTTATAATATATTTTTTAAAAAATATTTTTTTGTATTTCTTTCGTTGTACCATAATAGAATACCTATAGAATACCTATAGCCATATATATATACATATATTATATTTCTTATTTCTTATATATACTTATATATAATAAATAATTACTCTTTTACTCCTAAACTATAAATAAGGTTAATAATAAAAAAATATAAAAAAAACACGAAAAAAACGAAATACTCTGGAGTATTTTTGTTTTACACCAAAAAATATGTTTTTACAGGAAACTTCAATTGCAACAAATAAATTCTGAAGTATTTCTTGTAACAGGAAAAAATTGAATTTTAAAATTGACTTTTTAAAAATTATAAAAAACATGTCAAGTAAATTCTATAATCTAACAGCATATCCTAATATATTTAGACAAACTTATTGGGGAGGTTTTACAAGGATTCCTGAACCTGATATTATAGAAAATAGAAATAGATTTATAAATGATTATGATATTAAAAATAGAGTTAAATTACCTAATTATATTTACAAAGAACTTTGGAATACTATAGTTGAAAAAAAACCGGAACTAAAAATATCAAGACGTGAAGAAATACAATATCATTATTATTCAATAATAATACGAAATAAATGTAATAGTCGAATCTTCGATCATGAAGAAACTTACATAACAAAATCAGGTAATTATATTATTATATATTCACCATATGAAGCTTCAGGTTCTGGTATTAAACTTGAAGAAATTGGTTTTGAAAAAATTTACAATTTATATTCGAATAGTGCTGTTACTTATATGATGATAATACCAAAACGTCGTAGATAAACACCTATATTTGTATTTTTAAACTGTGATTACAGTTTAAAAATAAAATTGAATAATAATTTTTAAAATTGACTTTTTAAGAAAACGGAACACTATTATGAGATTACCAAACGAATTAATTGAATATATTTATACGTTTTATAATCCATATAAAGATAATTATACAAAAATTTTGAAGGATTTATGTATAAAATTTATGGGTTTTAAAACGTATATGGAGATAATGGATACTAAAAAAATGATTTATGAATATGAATTAAATTCTTGTTTTGGATTTAATATAATGGGTTCTGATATTCTAAAATGTCTATTTTTTAAAAGGAATATGGACAAAGAATATTGGATCAATTTGTTAGTATGTGAACAAAATGAAGAAATACCTTATCAGCGTTTGCGAGAATTTCGTTCCAAATCACAAACCCAAGAGATACGAGATAGGCTATTACTTAAAATGGATCTAAGTTGTCCTTTGATAAATAGATTAGAATTTGATGAATAAGAAAAAAATCGATTTTTAAAATCGACTTTCTAAAAAAAAGTCAGATAGAATAACAATGGGTAAAATTGTATTTCATGATGATCATAACAAGGATTGGAAAAAAATGCCTTGTGGGTTTAAAATAGAAGGCCGTCCTCAGAGAATGAAAATGGTTGCAAACTTACATAAAAAGAAATGTCAATTATGTGCTAACTTTTCAACTAAAACTTTAACTGATATGTCTGGTTCTGATATTGTTTCTAATAAAAAAATTGATTATCTCAAATATGAAAAAGGTGAATATGCAACACCTGTAGAATATAGTTTAGAATTAAAATTATAAAAACAATAAAAAAACATGTATTTTTTAAACCTGTAATGGGTTTAAAAAAAATCGATTTTTAAAATTGACTTTCTAAAAAAATTCAGATAATACAATGTCAAGTAATTCATTTGTAATGACTCCTGAAATCGCTCTTAAAAGTCAAATTAGGAAAGTGTCAGAAAAAAGAGAGATTGAAAAACGTAGATATGAAAATCGTATTAAGATAAGTGAGTTTGTCATGATTAACATGTGGAGAAAATTGTATGATAATGGTCTTTTTGAAGAAGTTGATGTTTGGTATTATTTAAGAAGTATAAATCGTATTTATTGGCATGGAAATTCAAGATTTCTTGGTATAAAAACAACTATAACAAACTATACAATGAAACAAGGAGCTCGAAAAGGTAAAACTATTAGAGCTCATTTTAGTTGTTATGGTGAATTTTTACAAGAGGCAAAAAAAGATGATGTTCCAAAATTTTACACTGATGATTTTAGGATTACTGAAGAACAATTTGACATTGATTATAAAAACTTAGAAGATTATGACATTATGGACATTGAACAAATTTTTACACCAAAAAAAGAATTAAAAATCTAAGTATTATACCTTTAAAAAGTAAAAAACATATATTTTTAAACCTGTAAATAGGTTTAAAAATATCGACTTACCAAAGAATTTTCCAAGCATAATATCCACAACTTCCAATTTTCTTATCTTCACCAGTATGTCTTAATCTATATAGACGTCTTCGTTCATTTGCAAAATCAAGTCCAGACTTTTCACGATAAGTAGGATAATCACCATATTTAGTGTCACCGATAGAACAAATAAGAGAACCATTTTTATCAAAGACATCTATTTTCTTAGATTTCTTTGTAGATGGTTTAATAGTTACACCTAATTTCCTCGCTTGATCGAAAGAATATTTAGTAATTTTATATGTCATTTATTTAATCAAAAAATAATATAAAAAATATATATTATATAATAAAATGAAAAAGATTTCTAAAAAATTAAATTCAGATTCAATAATTCAAATTATTAATCCTAAAGAAGAACCAAAACCAGTTAAATTTAAAAGAGGTCCTAAAAAACGTGATGAAAGTGGTAATATTTTAAATAAAGAT